ACAGGGTAGGTGTCGCAGCGCGTACAGATGCGGCAGTAATAAAGTCGGCTCCGAAGGGCAGACGACTTCCCGACATCCCCATACGTGGGGGTTAGGGGGGTCTTTGTCTCACCAAAGGGCAGGGGGTATGAAGAAAAGATTCTGATGCTTTTTTTTTTATTGTTATCGTTAACATTGAAACGCGGTCCGACGCGAAGCGTTGGAAACTCTGGGAGGAGTCGTGGCGAAGAGAATCCTTAGCGAACAGGCTGTCATCGAGATCCGTGAGGCTGCGGCATTACGCTGGAGCCTGTCTAACAAACTATTGGCTGCCAAATACGGTGTTGCGCCTGACACCATCAAGAACGTCATCCATAACGAAATCTGTAAGCGGTCCGAGCGCCGTCGTTTGGAACGCGCTAAGGCATCCGCGTGAGTTGGGGCGCCCGCAGTAAGTTTCGCAACAAACCGACCGTCGTGGACGGCAAACGGTTCATGTCGAAACTGGAGGCTGAACGGTATCGTCAGCTCGTGCGGATGCGGGACGAGGGGTTGATCGCCAGTTTCGAGTGCCAGCCGAAGTTTGAGTTGATCGCGGGTATCCGCTACATAGCGGATTTCAAGATCTGGTGGCTGGACGGTCGCATATCGGTGGAGGACGTCAAGGGGGTGGAAACCGAGGCGTTCAAATTGAAGCACAAGATCTGGAATTCACTGTACAGCGAAATTTACGGGCCGCTCCAGATCATTCGTCAAAAGGACGTCAAGAAATGCTCGTCAACGACTTAGAAATCAGTCAACGCGTCGCCGAAACAGGTCGTGCGCTCACCGAACTGGTGGGCATCCTGCACAATAACCTTGAACCAGCCGTACAAATGAACCTAAATACGCTCGCAAACGGTGGGCGCATTTTGGTTTGTGGCAACGGTGGATCGGCTGCCCAGGCACAGCACTTGGTCGCCGAACTGGTGGTGCGTTTCGAGACCGACCGTCGCGCCCTGAACGCAATTGCTCTGACTGCGGACACCTCGATCCTGACCGCGTGCGGCAACGATTACGGGTACGACAAGGTGTTTGCACGCCAGATTGAGGCGCTTGGCACCTCGGGCGATACCCTGATCGCGTTTTCGACGTCGGGTAAATCAAAGAACATCAAAGAGGCAATCCACGCGGCCCACAAAAAGGGGATGCGAATTTTGGGCATCAGCGGTCGTAAGGGCATGAATGCTCTGTGCGAGATCGACATCATTTGCCCTGGCGAATCGACGGCGGTGATTCAGGAAATGCACATGGTGGTTACCCACATGTTGTGTGCCTGCATTGAGAAGGGCGTGCCGAAATGACGCCGGCGGAAATCCTCAACAACATCGTGCAAACCCGCATCATGGTCATCGGTGACCCGATGTTTGACATCTACCACCACGGGACGGCGAGCCGGATTAGCCCGGAAGCGCCCGTCCCCGTGTTCGTGGAAGCCGCTACCGAATCCCGGGCCGGTGGGGCCGCGAACGTGGTTCACCAGCTTAAGGCGTTGGGCGTTCAGACCGATACGTTCTTCCCGAAGCAGCCGTGGACCGAAAAACACCGCTACATGGTGGGCAATCACCAGTTGCTGCGGGTTGACAAGGACTTGATCAAGCGCCCGACGTCGCTGCCCGACCTGTCGGGCTTGGATGCGGTCATCCTGAGCGACTACGGCAAAGGCTGGCTGACGTACGACCTGTGTCGACACGTCATCGAGGAATGCCAGCGGCAGGACACGGCGGTCATCGTGGATCCAAAAGGCACGGGTTGGGCCAAGTACAAAGGCTGTTCGATCATCTGCCCCAACGAGGTGGAAGCCCGTCACCACGAGGTGCACGACTTTGACACAGTACTGTTCAAGGAAGGCGCCGCGGGGATGCGCCTGAAGCAGTACGACAAGACGTATCACATCCCGGCGACCGCGAAGGCTGTTTATGACGTCACCGGGGCCGGGGATACGGTCGTGGCGGTTTTGGCAGCCGCTGTGGCGGCGACCGCTCCGATGCACGAGGCAGCGATCATGGCGAACACGGCGGCGGGGTACGTCGTGGGCATCCCGGGGACGGCAGTCTGCTCCTGGGAAAAATTGAGGGACCTGACATGCAAATCGGATTCGTAAACGGCTGTTTTGACGAACTGCACGAGGGCCATCGGCTCATGCTCGCCGAATGCCTAGCGAACTGCGAGTACCTGGTCATCGCGCTCAATAGCGACCGCTGGATCCGTAAGAAGAAAGGCCCTGGCCGTCCGTCGCAGGACTGGCGGATGCGTATGTGGGCGATCTACGACTGGCACGTTGACCTGCGGATGACAAACCGGGGTGAAGTGACCCCCATTGCGGTGGTGCCGTTCGAGGGCGACGATCAAGGCCTCCTGATGCACATACGCCCGAACATCCTGTTCAAAGGGTACGACCACAGCAACCTGCCGATCTTTTATCGCAAGGTGGGGTGGAAAAAATTACCGGATGGTGAGAAGATCTTTGAAGGTCCGAAAATCCATCAGTGTCAACACTTGCCGGGTTTTAGTACCACCGCCATTTTGGAGCAGCGCAATGCAAAAGCCGAAAGGGTCGTACCCGACGCACAAGATTTGCCCGGCTGACTGGCGCGATACGCCAATCATCACCGGCGACTACGACCTTGATGCGACCATTATGCACCGCAACAACAAGGACTTGCCGCATCGGCTGGAACTGTACACGCGGCGCACGAAATCACCGTACGGCGCCCTGAGCGCCTACAACGCGATTCAGAACTACCACGGAGATACCTGATATGTCCGCTGACAGCGCACACAAGTTCAAGCCGGGAATGGCTAAGAAGGCACCGAAGGGTAAGGGCGTGCAGACCGAAACGCCGAAGCTCAAGGGGCCGATGGGATACGAAAAGCCATCCGCGAACAAGACCCGCAGCTGATCGACTGGCTGTGGGGCGACCCGTGCCAGGACGATGACGAGACCGTAGCCGTCCTGTTTATGGATTACATGGTAGAGGGAGAAAACGATGATGAAGGGGGGGAGTCGTGAATGTACACGCCTATAAAAAGGTTGACATTGATTCGCTGAAGCCGTGGGAAAACAATCCCCGGACGCATTCGGCGGCGCAGATTGAGCAGATCCGGCGGTCGATCCGCGAGTTCGGGTTCACGAACCCCGTCCTCGTCGACGAAACCGGGCGCCTCGTGGCCGGACACGGCCGCGTGTTGGCCGCGAAGGCCGAGGGCCTAGCGGAGCTACCGGCCATCGAGCTTAACGGGCTGTCCGAGGCTCAGAAGCGCGCGTTGGTAATCGCCGACAACCAGATCGCCACGAACGCGGGCTGGGATGAAAATCTATTGCGGTTGGAACTGGACACGCTGAAGGACGACGAATTTGATCTGTCCATCGTCGGCTTTACCGACGAAGAACTGGAACGGCTTCTGGCCGATCCGCTGGAAGAAGGGTTAACCGACCCAGACGACACGCCAGAACCGCCGGTTGATCCGGTTACGGTGCTGGGCGACGTTTGGGTTATGGGCGACCACCGGCTGATGTGCGGCGACAGCACAAGCACCGCCGACATGGACCGCCTCGTCGACCGCCGACCCGTCGACATGTGGCTGACCGATCCCCCGTACAACGTCGCCTACGAGGGCAAGACGAAGGACGCCCTGCGGATCGAGAACGACTGCATGGCCGACGAGCGGTTCCGCGCGTTCCTTCGCGACGCCTGCATGACCGCGGACACCGCGATGAAGCCGGGCGCCGTTTTCTACATCTGGCACTCGGACAGCGAGGGCTTCAACTTCCGCGGCGCCTGCCGGGACGCCAACTGGCGCGTCCGGCAGTGCCTGATATGGAAGAAGCAGACGCTGGTCATGGGCCGCCAGGACTATCACTGCAAACACGAGCCCTGCCTGTACGGGTGGAAGGACGGCGCCGGCCACCTCTGGGCGGCCGACCGCAAGCAGACGACGGTGCTCGAATTCGACCGGCCATCGCGGAGTACTGACCACCCGACGATGAAGCCCGTCGCGCTGTTCGAGTACCAGATGCTCAACAACACGAAGGGCGGCGACATCGTTCTTGACAGCTTCGGCGGCAGCGGCACCACGCTGATCGCCGCCGAGAAGAACGGCCGCGTGGCGCGCGTCATGGAACTCGACCCGCGGTACGTCGACGTCATCGTCACGCGCTGGCAGGATTTCACCGGCAAGCAAGCGACGCTGGAAAGCGATGGCCTTACATTTGACGAAATAGCGGGAGAACGGCGTGGCCAATAAATCGCACAAGCCAGACGATCGGAGCCGCGCCGAAGTTGAAGCTTATGCTGCGGTCGGCGTTCCTCATCACGATCTGTGCAAGATCATTGGCATAAGCATAAAAACGCTTTTGAAATATTACCGATCTGAGCTAGATACGGGGAAAGCAAAAGCAAACGCCCAGGTCGCGAAGTCGTTGTTTAAGCAAGCAATGGATGGCAACACATCCGCAGCGATATTTTGGTTAAAAGCGCAAGCTGGATGGACGGAAAAACAAGTTATCGAACGTCTTGATATTCACAAGATGGAGATTTTAGATGCCGGGTCACTCGAACAGCGACTCAACCGCGCACTCGTTGGACGGTCTGCGTTCGAAGATCCTCGCACTACCGTTCAGTGACGTATTGCCGGCGTGGGACGCGTTAGACGACCGCGGCCGAGATAAGTCGGCCATGCGGTGGCTGGCGACGGCTGACCGCTACTATCTACTCGTCAAGCTGCTGGGCCGCACCGATGCCTGGCACCCGTGGCTGTACGCTCGATGCCGTGAGGTCGAAGCAGCGCCTGATGGTCATCTAGACCTGTGGGCGCGTGAGCATTACAAGTCAACCATCATTACGTTTGCGGGCATCATCCAGACGATCCTGATGGATCCTGAGATTACGGTCGGCATCTTCAGCCACACCAAGCCGATCGCCAAGGCGTTCTTGGCCCAGATCAAGCGTGAGCTGGAGAACAACCGGCTACTACAGGCCCTGTTCCCCGAGATTTTGTACGCCAACCCGTCAGCCGAGTCGCCCGCGTGGTCGCTCGATGGCGGCATCATCGTCAAGCGCAACAGCAACAGCAAAGAAGCCACGGTTGAGGCGCACGGCCTCGTGGACGGTCAGCCGACATCCCGGCACTTCAAACTGCGGGTGTACGATGACGTCGTGACCTTGGAGTCTGTCAGCACGCCCGAGCAGATCCAAAAGACTACCGAGGCGTGGTCCATGTCCGACAACCTCGGGTCGTTGGGCGGCAAGGTCTGGCATATCGGGACGCGATACAGCTTTGCCGACACCTACCAGCACATTATGGGCACGGGCGCGGTCAAGTGTCGCGTCTACCCGGCCACCCATGACGGCACCAAAGACGGGCGGCCGGTCCTGTTCAACCAGTCCGAGTGGGACAGGCGCGTCAAGACGCAGTTAGAGTCCACCATCGCCACCCAGATGCTTCAGAACCCGTTGGCAGGGTCGCAGCGGTGGTTCGACCCGGATGACCTACAGATCTACCAGGCACGTCCGGAATCGCTCATGGTTTACATCATGATCGACCCGGCTCGGTCCAAGAAGAAGGGCAGCGCGAATACGGCAATGGCGGTCGTGGGCATTGACTTCCAAGGTAACAAGTACCTTTTGGACGGCTTTGACCACAAGATGGACTTGCTGGAGCGCTGGTCCAACATGCGTAACCTGTGGGCTAAGTGGCGGTCGGCACCGGGCGTCATCGGCGTCAAGGTGGGTTACGAGCGGTATGGCGCCATCGCCGACATGGACTATTTTCAAGAGCGCATTCGGGTCGAGAACGTCCAAGGCTTGGACATTGAGGAACTGGAGTGGCCTGCCGAAGGGCCGGGGTCGAAGGACGATCGCGTCCAACGACTGCTGCCCGACATCCGTGGCCACAATTTCCACCTACCGTACGAGCCCGCCGATGGCGACCCGGACCTGACCGATCAGCAGAAGCGCATGATCGCGTCCGGCTACGACTACCGGATCGCAAAGCCCATCATCCAGCGCGACGAGAACGGCCAACTGTACAACCTCGCAGAACGGTTTAGAATGCAGGTGGGGTATTACCCGTTCGCCGGCCTCAAGGACTTAATTGACGCTGTATCGCGCATCTACGACCTTGACCCAAGACCGCCTGAGTTCATTGATTCCAACATCTTGGAACCGGAGCTGCTGTGAGACTTGACCTGACCGACAACCAGATCCGTAACCTGCTCCGCACGGTGGATCGTATCGCTGACGGTCGGGGACATCTCACCACGGTTGAGGCGGGCCAGATCCGACGTCTGGCCGGTGAGCTGCAAGAGCTGCGCTCCCGTGAAGCCGTCACGCGTCATTTGTCCAACCTTGAAGGCACCTACTAATGGCACGCAGCACAGTCCCGGCCAGTCTTGGCTTACCCGTCACCAGTCGGGTATTCAGTTGGAACGAGATGTGCCGACGCGCATGGGGTAGCGAGTTCAGCGCGCCCGATCACCGAGTTTACGAATGGTCAAACGGGCGAGGGTTTGACAGCACCGACCGTGGCACGACGGGGTTCTACACGCCCGACGTCCGCGACATCCTCACCGAAGCCGGGTACGCGATCCAGATGGAGCCGCCTGCCGATTCGGTTGGCGACCCGATCCTCCGAGAGTAACCCATGCCAAAGATTTCCCAATTCCCATCGGGCGGCGTTGCCCAGAATACCGACCTGATCCCGGTTGTCCGCAATGGTGGCGACTACACGATCACGGGTTACAACCTCGCGGCGCTGGCATCCTACGGTCAGGCGTACACCGGCACGTTCACGGCCACGGCTGGCCAGACGGTGTTCACGCTGCCCGCGTCACCCGGCTCGTTGGCTAACCTTGCCATTAGCGTTGACGGCGCCGTCATGGTGCCTGGCACCGACTACACATGGACGACCCCGACGACACTGACGTTCACTTCCGGCCTGTCCAACGGCCAGACGGTGCTGTATCGGTACACGACGAGCGTGCCAGTCGGCACGGCTATCGCGGGTGGCGTCAACGGGCAGCTGCTGTACAACAATAGCGGCGTGGTGAACGGTTTCAGCATGTCAGGTGATGTCACGGTCGTACCCACGACGGGCGTGGCGACGGTCAACGCACCGGGTACGCATATCACCTACACCCAAGGCGGCACGGGCGCGACATCGAGGACGGTGACGAGTAAGTTGCAGGAGAGCGTCAGCGTCTTGGACTTTGGTGCGGATCCGACGGGAACGACGGATAGTACGACCGCGATTCAAAACGCGATGACTGCAGGCGCTAACGGCGAAGTCATCGTTCCTTATGGAACTTACAAAATTTCGACCGGCCCAATCACAGTTCCAACCGGCACGAGTGTACGCTTTTTGGGAAGCGCAAAATTTATGCATTACGGCAGCGGTGACTGTTTGTCGCTGCAGTCAGTCAAAGACGTTTCGCTATATCGTCCTTACGTTGATCTTACCAATGCCGGGGCATCGGCCAAAGGCATCGCCATTCGTGGTGGCTGGTACGTCAATTTCTATGCTCCGCGTGTAGTCGGAGGCAATGCTGGACAATCTGGTATTTACCTTGAAACATCAGCATCGGCGGGCGCAAATTACGGCGCTTACATGATTGAGATCCACAACCCAGATCTGGGCAATAACAACGGCACGGGCGTTCTTGGGTACGGCATACAGACGGCGCAGACCGCCAGCGATACGTACAGCGTAACAATGTTAAACGTATACGGTGGATGGGCAAAAAATTGCACCTATGGGATGTATTTGCGAAACACCGTTGGATTCAAAATTCATGGATGGACGCATGACACCGGAACTGATTGCATTAACATAGACAATTCATCCGACGGTGTTTTAAGTCCCGGAGAACTCGGACCAGCAACCGGTTATGGAATTAATTGGGGTTCAGGGTGTGTGGGGATGTATTTAATTGCCCCAAACATAGCTGGCGTAACTCCGACTCTTGGTTTCCAGAACAACTCATCTTTTACGCCTGATTACTGGAATCAAGGCGTTTTGCGGCTATATGGTTCTCGCAGCGATCAAACGTATTATGCAACTCTAGAATCAAATTATTCGTATGGACAGTCTTTTATTATTCGACATAAAGGTAGTTCAAGCGAAACAATAATTTTCGAAGCAGGAGAAGCGGCAGGTACGACTGTTCGCGGTACTATTTCAAGTGGCGGAGTCGTCAAGCTATCTGGAAAAAGCCTGTTCTGCCCGAAGCGATTCGGATCGACGTATGGCGCGACGATTGCCATTGATGCGTCGACCGGAATGCAGTTTGACATCAGCGTCACAAACGGAACGGCGTTTGCGATTTCAAACCCGACAAACGTATTAGGAGACGGGCAAACCATTACGATTACTGTTCGGAATACATCTGGCGGGGTGATGGGGGCGATCACTTGGGACACGCTGTACAAACTCGCAGCGTGGACAAACCCTGCAAACGCGAACAGCCGATCCATCACGTTCAAGTGGAACACAACCAATTGGGTTGAGATCGCTCGAACACCAGCTGATGTTCCGAACTAAGGACACCCCATGACAGCCTCATACAACCTATTGCCATGATCCACGCCGACTTCAACACCGTCCTCGAGGCGGGCGACCCCGAGGAGCTGACGCAGCTCGAGCTGGCCCAGAAGGTCGGTGACGCGCTCAACAGGGCGTATCCGAATCACCCGTGGGTAATCGGCTTCCAAGGCGGCGGCATCGTCGTGCGACACCTTGCCATCGCGGGTGCGGTCGCCAACACATTGGGCAAGGAAGGGTTCAGCAGCCTCCTCCCGAAGAACAAACTGGGGACGCCGGACGAGATCCGCGAATCCTGCATACGTTTCGGCGGCGAGCTGCTCGAAGCGTTCGATTTACCGCGCGGGGCATGGGACGGTCGGGAGCCAACGGTGCCTAAAGCATGGCGCTATAAACAAACGAGCAACTTCACATGACCGACAGCACCCAATGGCGTCCGCAACCGCCGAGCATCAAAGACCCGCCGGCGGGTGACGTGCATCTTGACTATATGGCGAACGAGCAGGACGGCGAAGGCATCATGCCCGAGCAAGTCAGTCCCGAGGATCAGTACGACGATTTTGACCCTGAGCAACCGAACTGGAAGCGTCGGGCGCAAGACGCGTATCGGTTCAGCACGTCATTCGTCGACACGAACTACCGCGGTGCCTGGGACAACTCCATTAAGGCGTTTAACAACCAGCACCCGTCGGACAGCAAGTACAACAGCGAAATATTCCGCAAGCGGTCCAACATCTTTGTGCCCAAGACCAGGGCGATCATCCGCAAGAACGAAGCGGCTGCGGCAGCGGCATTTTTCAGCAACCTCGACCGCATCTCAGTCTCGCCGGTCAACGGCAATGACGAGGTAGAGCGCGTATCGGCTGACGTCATGCAGCAGCTGCTCCAGTATCGGCTTACCAAGTCGATCCCGTGGTTTCAGGTGTGCATGGGCGGTCTACAGGACGCGCAGGTTCAAGGCGCGTGCGTGGCTCACGTCCATTGGCGCTATGCCATGCGGAAGGATGCCAAGGGCAAGCTGATTCGGTCGGACGATAAGCCGTGCATTGACCTCATCCCAATTGAGAATTTCCGGTTCGACCCGTCTGCCAACTGGACCGACCCGGTCAACAGCAGCCCGTACATCATCCACATCATCCCGATGTACGCGGTGGACGTGAAGCAGCGCATGGAGCGTCCCGATCCGAAGGGGCGCCAGTGGAAAAAGTACCCCGACAGCGCCTTGATCTCGCCGATGACCGATGACAGCACCCGTCGCGCACGTACGGGCGTCGCTCAGGATCCCCACATGGAGCGTCGCACGATCAGCGATTACGACATCGTTTGGGTGCATCGCCATATCCATCGTTGGAACGGCACCGACTACCAATTCTGGACGCTCAACAGCGACAAGATGCTGACCGATCCGGAGCCTTTGGATGCCACCGTGTTTCACGGCAAGCGCCCGTACGTGTTCGGCGTCGCCAACGTGGAAACGCACCGACCGATACCGTCAACGATCCCGCAAATGGTGAAGGGGCTGCAGGATGAAATCAACGAAATTAAGAACAGCCGTCTCGACAATGTTAAATTCGTACTCAACAAAGGTTATTTTGCCAAGCGTGGTAAAAACGTCGACCTTCCCGCCCTTGTCCGGAACGTACCGGGACGCGTCGTTCTCATGGACGACCCCGCGACCGACGTTGTGGAAAACACTTGGCCCGACATAACCGCATCGGCCTACGCTGAAGAAGATCGGAACAACGCCAACTTTGACGAGCTGGTGGGCAACTTCAGCGCCGCATCCGTCAGCACCCAGCGCAGCCCGCGCGAACCTGCCAGGGCGATGACGCTGCTTCAGGCGCCCGCCAACCTACTGACCGACTACATGCTGATGACGTACTGCGAGACGTTCATCGCGCCCGTCCTGCGCCAACTGGTGCTGCTCGAGCAGCATTACGAAACCGATCATACGGTCTTGGAGATCGCCGGCAAGAAGTCCAAGCAGTTCCAGAAGTTCGGCATGGACAAGGTCACCGACGATATGCTTGAGCGCGAGATGACGGTCAACGTCAACGTCGGCATGGGCAACACCGACCCGGTGACCAAGATGCAGAAGTTCCTGTCCGGCATCATGGCATTTGCCAAGATCAGCCTGAAGCCGCCGCCGGGCGTCAACCTTGAGGAAGTGTTCAAGGAAGTCATGGCGCTGTCGGGTTACAGTGACGGCGAGCGGTTCAGCATGGGCAACGATCCTGAGAAGGCCGCGCAGGCAATGCAGCTCAAGCAGCTTCAGATGAAGTTGCAGCAGCTCATGATAGAGCGCCGCGACAAGTCCGAGGCGAATCAGGTCAAGCGCGAGACGGCGACTCAGTCCAACATCGTCAAGCTGCTGCTGGCCGACAAGGAAGATCAGCACGAGAACATCAAGCTGTACGCCGGCCATCTGGCCGCCAAGGATCAGGCCGAGCATCAGGCGCAGTTGCAGGCGCAGCAGGCCGCCATGCAGCCGCAACAGGCACCGAAACCGGCATAAGGAGAGGGTATGCCACGACACATAGACCCAGACGAGCCGCTGGTCCGTACAGCGGTCTTTGGTAAGCAGGTTGAGGACTTTTTGACGTCCGATATCGGTGATTACCTGCTCCAAAAGGCCAAACACGACGAGCAGACGGCCATTGAGGAGCTAATTTCGGGTGTCGGCGTCCTTGAGGACCGCCAGATTCGCGAGATTCGCAGTCGGATCTACTGGGCGCGCAATTTCACGCAATGGCTAGGCCATGCCGTGGACATGGGGCGACAATCTCTGGAAATGCTGAAGGAGGATGAATAATGGCTGAACAAATGACCGATGAAGAAGCCCGCGCCAAGCGTGAGGCCGAAGCTCGAGCTGCCAACAAACAGCGCAACGACGAGCGTCTGGAGCGTCTAAACGCCATCGCCAACCAGGCTGACGAGAAAAAGTCGGCTGACGGCATGGAAGATCTGGAAGACGAGGCGTGGACCGAGCAGGGCCCCCGCCGCGAACGCGAGACTGAGCAGGATGACGGCACGATTGTGGCCGAAGCCGAGCAGCAGGACCGCGATCTGGACGAAGCCCGCGCTGCCGGCGCTGACGACGTCCGTGTCACCAACGGCGAGACCTACTACCGCCTGATCGTCAACGGTCAGGAGCGGTGGCTGACGCTCCAGCAGCTGCGCGAGAACGCTTCAAAAGTCTCCGCAGCGGACGAATACTTGCGTTCGGCTAAGGAACTTGTTAAAAATAACCTCACCGCTGCTCCATCCCACAGGGACGAGCCGGCGAGCACGGATCGAGGCCGTGTGCGCGAACTGCTCAACCGCGCGATTATGGGTGAGCAAGAGGCGATTGACGAGTTGGCACAGGCCATTGAGCGACCATCCGCCACGGCGGACGTTGCGAGACTTGTGGACGAGCGCGTTGATGGTCGGTTGACGTTTCGCGAAGCCGTTAATTGGTTTGACAAGGAATATTCGGCAGAGCTATCGGATCCCCGCTTGAAGGAATACATGGTCTGGAAGGACTCGCAGTTAGCGCAGGCCAACCCGGACATGGACTTCAAGGAGCGACTCCGCCAGGTTGGCGAAGAAGCGCGGGCATTGCGAGGCCGACCGAGTGCGCCAGCTGCTGATCCGCAGCGTCGAGCCGACAAAGAGCAGCGCAAGGCGTCAGTTCGGTCGATTCCGGTGGCCGGTGGACGGCAATTGGATGAGGCCGAAGAGGACGAGAATGAGACGTATGAGATGTCCATCGCCAAGATGGCACAGCTCCGCGGTCAAGCTCGCCCTATCGTGCATCGACGTTAAAAACCTCGTCATGGTGGCGAGGCCAACACTAGGAGTCTCGCCACATGGCAGGTCAAGTTTGGGCTGTTAACAGCCTCGGCGGCTACCTCTACAGCCGTCAGCTCTCGAACGTACTGCGCGCTAACGTGCAGCCTCTCGTCAAGTTCCGTCAGTTCGCTGACGTTCATGACATTTCTCAGCAGGGCAAGAAGAAGGGTGACACCTTCACGTGGGACGTGTTCTCGGACGTGTCGGCGGCTGGCGCCGTCCTCGTTGAAACGAACACGATGCCGGAAACCAACTTCACGATTGTGCAGGGTACCCTGACGGTCACAGAAGCTGGCAACAGCGTTCCGTACTCGGGCAAGCTCGACAACCTGTCGAAGTTCCCGGTTGAGGACGTCATCAAGAAGGTGCTCAAGAACGATTGCGTCAAGTACCTTGACCGCGCCGCGTGGACGCAGTTCAACCAGACGCTCTTGCGCGCCATCCCGACGGGCGGTACCTCGGCGACTGCGGTCACGCTGTACACGAACGGCACGGTCACCGGCACGAACTCCATTGCGTTCAGCAACGCCCACGCTAAGGCGATTGTGGACGCGATGAAGGAGCGCAATATCCCGGCGTACATCGCGGACGATTACTACGCGATTGCATGGCCGACGACGCTGCGTACCCTCAAGAACAACCTTGAGACGATCCACCAGTACTCCGACACAGGTTTTAACCTGATTATGAACGGAGAAATTGGCCGATACGAAAATACACGTTACGTGGAGCAGACTTCAATTTCTAAAGGTACCGGCACAGACGGTATCACCACAAACGCGTGGACCAACGGTCAGTCCGACTGGATCTTCTTCTTCGGTAACGACACGGTGGCCGAAGCCATCGCGGTTCCTGAGGAAATGCGCGGCAAGATTCCGACCGACTACGGTCGCAGCAAGGGCATCGCCTGGTACTACCTCGGCGGTTTCGGCATCGTCCACACGGCTGCGATTAACACCCGCATCGTGAAGTGGGACTCGCAGGCCTAAGGAGCTATAGCAATGTCACTTCAGAATACGACCAAAAATATGGCCTACGACAACCCCGCCTACATCGCGCGTGGCAATTTCGCCACCGTGATGACGGCGGGTTCGGGCGGCGTCTCGGGCAAGTTCGTGGCACACGCCAACATGCTGTTGTTCGGGCTCAACGCCTATACAACCACGGCTGGCACCTCGACCTACACGGCGACCCAGTACTACAACTACGCGGGTTCCTCAACCGCGGCCACCGTCCACGTGAACGCGTCGCAGCTCTCGCTGATCCGCATCACCAACACGGCCTCCGCCGGCGTCGCGCCGTCCCTGTCGACCTCCACGATCGGTCCTTTCTACGTCGACACGCTGTTTGCGAACGGCACGGCGACGGGTCAGATCGGTGCGGTGGCGCAGGTGGCGCTCAACACGTCCACGGGTTCGGCGGGTCTGAACGGCCTCGCCATCAACCAGGGCGATCAGATCTACGTTGTGAACGGCACGGACACGTCGTCGGTCAATCTCATCACGATTGACTACTCGGTTCTGCCGCTCGCTAACGTGGTCGCCTAAGGAGAAACGTATGCCTAAGATCACTCAGCCGGGTCGGAAGATGTACGAAACGCCGCAGGTCACCCCGGACCAGATGGCGACCGAAATGTACGGCGGCGAAGCGCCGTCGCACACGGACGTCATCAAGTCGGCCAACGCTCGCGCGCAGAAGCGTCACGAAATGAAGGGTCAGCACGTTGCGGACGTTGAGGTGCTGCCGGACAGCGCCGAGCTGGTTCACAACGAAATGGTCGGCGTCCGTAACTCGGGATACCTCGTCAAGAAGGGTCTGGAGTACGGCGTCAACGCGTTCTACAACTCGTTGCCCCCGGGCATGGACATTGAAGATCAGGAAGTCTCGGACATCCGCAAGATGGACGTGTACGCCTACCAAGGCGGCCTTGGCTATCCGGGCGATGGTTGGGTCTACCGCAGCGCGGGTTCCATGATGCCTAAGACGAAGGACATGGGCCGCGTTGCGGAAACCAATTACATCGGCCGCAAGAAAGTCTGACCTAGGAGCCAGTCATGCCGAAGATCGTGCAAGAGAAGTTCCAGGTTAACTACCCGGACAAACAGTCAAGCGCAGAAAATCAGCATGGCTGGCTGACCGACATGGAAGCTCGGTCAAAGAAGATGATGCCCGGCCGCGAAGGTGTGCCGGGCGGGGACGCGGCGTCGCGTTTTATGAACAACGCCGCGTTCTTTAACAGCCTGCCCCCGGGCATGGACATTGAAGATCAGGAAGTGGTCGACATCCGCCGCATGGGTATCAACGTGTCGGGCAACATGCCGACCGAGTACGCTCGAGGCGATTTGACGAACAACGAGTTGACCGCGCAATCGTTGCGCGTCGGCTTTAGCAAGAAAAAGTTGCTACAAACGGACGATGAATACACGAGAGAGCACAACGATGCCTTCTACGATAACGTCGGTGGGTTTATAGAAAGGAACAATTACCTCGATCGTTTGTAGATATTGGGCGCGTGAATTCATCGCTCTTTACACTTAAGGCGTAATCATGGCAGGCTCTACACTCATCCAGACATTTCCCGCCAACGTCCAGTCGCCGGTGGGCATCTGTTCCATCGACCCGACGTCGGGCTTGGTCTATTCCCCGGGTTGCTCGAACTACACGCCACTCAGCACCGCGGGCACGGCTACCATCGACAACTCGAGTGGCGGCATCCTGTACGGCTTCAATGCCATCAGCACCGGCACGAGCTGGACGATCACGGCGTATGACGTGTACGTGCAGGGTACGGCGACTAACACCAACCAGTTGATCGCCACGCAAACGGCAGCGGCGACGGGCTTTCAGGGCAACCCGGGATCGGGTGGCACGGGCGTCCGTTACAATGGTAGCCTTGTGGTGGTCACGACCGGAACTCCCGGTCTGTGGAACGTACTTTGGGACTGATAGGGAGAGGACATGAAAGACGAATACACGGTTGATGGGACGATGTTGTTCAACCCGTCGCGTCCACACGGCACCGTCTATGGCGGTGGCCCGGAAGATGGTCGTTGGGTGCAGGATGGCATTCACTACCGCGGCGATCGTAAGCCGGTAGGCTACGTTGAGCCCGCGTTGGACCCGAAAAAGAAGGCGTAATCTACCGGGTAAGCCGGTACAACGGGACCGGCCTTGCGCCGGTCTTTTGTTTTAAGGAATCGCGATGTCATATGACTTACCGGTACGACGCAGCCAACAGATAGGCAGCGCGTTCACCGTGGCGACCCTGCCGAGCCTATCGCAAATGGTGGGCGAGCCGATTGGTATGCTTGCGTACACCGTCGATGGCGGCTTGTACGCATGGAACGGCACTACATGGGTCGCGGTCGCAGCCGGCGCTGCCTTGGCGCTTGGCATCACCCCGATCACGGGCGGCACGTCCGGTTATGTCCTGTATGACAACGCTGGCGTCGTTGGCGAATTGGCCAACACTGGGACGGGCAACAACGTCCTTGCCAACTCACCAGCGCTGATTACACCCTCAATCGACGCGGCCACCGGCGTATCCCTTGCTCTGTCATCGGCTACCGGCCTGACGTTGGGCGGCTCGGTGTTGGCCAAAACGAAAGTTACAACTTTTACGAGCAACGGCACGTACACGCCAGCCTCTGGAGCTATTGCCACTCGCGTAATTATTTGCGCGGCCGGCGGTTCTGGTGGCGCTGGAACCACGACAGCATCAGGTACAGCAAACAGCGGCGGCGGTGGCGGTGGCGGTGGCGCTTATTTCGACGTCACCTTCCCAACTTCAAGTTTGGGCGGCTCCGTATCCGTCACGGTTCCAGCAGGCCCGACATCTCCACCCGCAGGAACCAGCGGTTCAGTTGGTGGCAACGCATCGTTTGGCACGTTTGTCATAGCGTATGGCGGTGGTGGCGGAGCAGTCGGTCAAAGCGCTGCCAACAGCGGTGGCGGTGGCGGTGCGGGTACATTACAGGTTGGCGGCTCAACAACCAGTTCGACAGCCGGTACGGCTGGTAGTTCGAGCGGCGTAGCCGGTGGGTCTGGCGCGGCAGGTCAAAGCGCAGGCTCTCCAGCCGGCGGCGGCGGCGGCGGCGGTGGATTGAACGGTGGCGTCGGTCAAGTTAGCGGTAGATCTTTGTATGTTTTGGGTGGTGCGTCAGGCGGCGGTTCAGGTGGGGGCGTGTCAACAGCTCCAGCGACGTTTGCCGGTGGCGACGGACTACTTAACAACAGCACCACGCACACCATTGCGGGTACAGCAGGATCTGGAAGTAACGGTGGCGCAGGCGCATCGCCCCCCACCCTTGCTGCGTATATCGCAAACGGTGGCGGCGCGGGTGGCGGTTCGGCCATTTCAACCTTTACTGGCGGCAAAGGCGGCGACGGTGGATTTCCCGGCGGCGGCGGCGGCGGCGGTGGCAGCGCGTTGACAACAGGTGTCGCAGGTGCCGGTGGCGCAGGTGGCGCTGGCGTCTGCTGGGTCGTGGAGTATTTCTGATGTCGAACCGATATGCAGTTATCAACAACGTTAGTGCGGTCACCAACGTCGTGTTGTGGGATGGCGTAACGTCGTGGACGCCAAACGATTATCAAGCTGTTGATGCCGACGGCAATCCGGTTGGAGACCCGACACCACAAGTCGTCATTCCCGACACAGACCCACCAACCGCACAGATCGGTTACACATACAATCCCGGCGACGGCACATTTACGCTCGTTCCCGAAACTGTTTCACAATCACCCGGGCTGTTTTCGCGGATTCTGTCCGCGCTCAACCCATTCAAGTAGTACCAGAGGGAGGAACTCATGGTCTGGAAAGCAGATGATCCGCAGGGGAACGAATCGGGCAAGATTCGATGGGAGTTGGTCAAGTGGACACGTGGCCGTGGCCTCGATGTAGGCTGCGGCCCGAACAAAGCGTTCCCGCACATGATCGGTGTGGACAACGGCGCGGACATCCAGTTATTCGGCCACCAGTTCAAACCTGACGTGTGGATTGACGACGCCGCCGACCTGCGGCTGTTCGGCACGGAGTCAATGGACTTTGTGTTCTCGTCGCACGTCTTGGAGCACATCCCGTTTGACAACGTGGTGAAGTGCCTGAAGGAATGGCTGCGCGTCATCAAGTTGAACGGCTACCTCGTTTTGTATTTACCCGACGAGACGCTGTACCCCAAGGTCGGCGAACACGGCGCCAATCCCGACCACAAATGGAACGTCTCGTACAAACTTATCGTTGAGTTGATGGAAAAGGCGGGTTGTTGGGATCTGGTGGACTGGCAGCGACGCGATCAGAACGACGAATACTCGCTTTTTTTCGTGTTTCAGAAAAAGGGAAAGCACCACACGTTCAGTTGCTCCAAACCGAAATTGCAGGTCAAGCGAGCCGCGGTGGTACGGTACGGCGCATTCGGCGACATCGTGCAAGCGTCCTCGGTGTTCAAGGGCCTCAAGGAGCAGGGCTACCACGTCACGGTGTACTGCTCTCCGCCGGGATCGGACGTCATCCTGCACGATCCGAACGTGGATGAGTTCTACTATCAGGACAAGGATCAGGTCCCGAATCACGCTTTAGGCGCGTTCTGGGACTACCAGAAGGCCAAATACGACAAGTGGGTAAACCTGTCGGAGTCGGCTGAAGGGACGCTGCTGGCGTTGCCTGGGCGGTTCCTGCACGGCGTCCCACCGAAGTTGCGGCACAAGTTGACCAACGTCAACTACCTTGAGCTGCAACACGATGCCGCGGGCATACCGCACAAACCTGCGGTTCACTTCTACGCGACATGCGAAGAACAGGCGTGGGCGAAGGCGACGAAGGCCGCGATGGGCGATTACACCATTGTCTGGTCGCTCGCCGGATCGTCCGTACATAAGACGTGGCCCTACGTGGACAACATCGTGGCGGCGCTGCTGCTGGAGTTCCCGAACGTCCATATCGTCATGGTGGGCGGCCCGTCAGCGGTGTTGCTCGAACAGGGTTGGTTCAAGGTTGACGAGACCGGGATGCCGTTGCGCGATGCGGCGGGCAAGAAGATACCAACGGATCCGCGCGTACACCCCATGTCGGGCGACTGGACGATCCGCGAGACGATGGCATTTGCTCAGGTCGCGGACATGGTGATCGGCCCGGAAACGGGCGTGCTGAACGCGGTATCGCACGAGAACGTCGCCAAGGTCGTGTTCCTTTCTCACTCCACCTCTGAAAATCTGACGCGAGATTGGATCAACACGCACGCCCTGATTGCCAAGAACACGCATTGCCCGGGCCGTGGCGACAACGAGGCCCCGGCGTGCCATCAGTTGCATTACGGGTGGGATCATTGCAAGAACTCGTTGGACGATGAGGGCAAGCCAATGGGCATCGCGCAATGCCAGATCGAAATCACCGACGAAATGGCATGGGCGGTCATCGCGCCGCAAATCCATCAGGCGCTTAACAAGGCGGCATAAATGAGTACGTCAGGCACATACACTTGGACGGTGACACGGGATGACATCATCCGTGAAGCTCTCCTCAACATCGGCAAACTGGACGTTTACGGTCAGATTGACCCGATTGAGACCACCGACTGCGCCCGCAAGTTGAACATGATGGTCAAGACGTGGATGGGCCGCTTGGACTACGCGCCCGGTTTGAAGGCATGGACGCGGCAGCGCGGCGACCTGATCCTGTCATCGTCGCAGTACCAATACGCGCTTGGGCCGACGGGCAGCAACTGGGCCGGTGGCGTGGCGGCATTGCCAGGGCAGAACTACGGTCAGGATCAGTTGACCACGGGCGCGAACGCCGCAGCCGTCACGTTGTTCACGGGCGTGGGTTCAACAGGCAACTTCACGGCGGGCGATTACTGCTGTGTGCAGCTCGACAGCGGTGACATTTTCTCCACCACCATCACGGCAGTGAATGCGGGATCCGGCTCAATCACGATTGCCACGGGTTTGCCATCCTCGGCGTCTAGCGGCAACTATGTGTACAACTACACGACCAAGGCGCAGCGTCCTTTAGAAATCGTCACGGCAATCTTGCGCGATAACCAAAGCAACGATACGCCGTTGGACTACATGACGCTTCAGACGTACGAATCGCTGCCGACCAAGACATCAAGCGCGTACGTCGCGGACCCAACCGCCATCTATTACGAGCCACAGATTGGCAACAACGGCCCATCGCAGGCGAACGGTCAGTTGTACATCGACTGTGGCGGCGCTCAGGACGTCACTAAGCAGATCCACATCGTCTACCTGCGGCCCGTGCAGGACTTCAACAACCCGTTGGACAATCCCGAGTACCCGCAAGAGTGGTATTCGGCACTGTGCTGGGGACTGTCTAAGCAGATCGCGCCCATGTTCAACGCGCCGTGGGGGCCGGTCATGGAACAGAATTTCCAAGAGGCCGTGACGTTTGCGCGTCACAGCAACACGGAAACCTCGGACGTGTACTTCATGCCAGGCGCGGGTAACCCGTAATGAAAGTCGTACCGATGTTCGGGGCGGGCATTCAGGGGAGGTCGCTGCCGGTCACGGCACAGCGTCGCCTCAACTGCTATTTTGAACAG